ACGAAGGCTCAACGACCGTTCAACGACCGTTCAACCAACCAATAACCATAAACCAATAACCAATAACCATAAACCAATAAAGAAACTACTTGCGCCTGAAGGCGTGTCTTCAGAGGTGTGGGACTCTTTTCTTCAGCAAAGGCAAAAGACGCGGGCAGTAGTAACCGAGACGGTTATAAAGACAATCCAGAAGGAAGCTGATCTTGCGGGCTGGCCTTTAGAAAGAGCATTGTCCGAGATTGTGGCTCGCGGCTGGAGAGGGTTTAAGGCTGAGTGGGTGAAAGACAAGCAGGAAAATAAACTGTTAACATTTGCGGAAAGGGATGAACAGTTAAAGAGAAAGAAGTGGGAAGAGATGACTGGCAGGAAGTGGCCTGAACCTGGGCAACCCGCAGAAAGGTTGCTAACACTATGAACTTAGCCGCGATAGATGCCTTGTGGAACAAGATGCTGGTGACCTACGGGTCGGAGTGGACTCGCAAGTTTGACGGTATGCCTTTGGATGAAGTAAAGGGTGCGTGGGCAGATGACCTTAGAGGCTTTACTGTAGAGCAGATCAAGTATGGCCTGAGTATGCTTGGCGAGAGACCTCCCAACCTTATTCAGTTCAAAGACCTGTGCAAGAAGGCTCCACAGTATTTTGACTCCCTACAACTAACCTACAGACCAACGCCTTCTCCTGAAAAACTTGCGGCTTTCCGCAAAGTGATGGAGGACGCATGAATGAGCTGGCTCTTTTCGCAGGTGCTGGTGGAGGAATACTTGGGGGACATCTTCTCGGATGGAGAACAGTCTGTGCAGTCGAGTGGGAACCTTATCCAGCTAGCGTATTGTGCGCCCGACAAAATGACGGATTTCTCCCGCCTTTCCCGATTTGGAATGACATACAAACCTTTGACGGAAGACCGTGGAGAGGAATTGTTGATGTCGTATCTGGAGGCTTTCCCTGCCAGGACATCTCTGCCGCAGGAAAAGGAGCAGGGATTGACGGAGAGCGAAGCGGAATGTGGCGAGAAATGGCGCGGGTGGTTAGCGAAGTACGACCCCAATTCGTGTTCGTGGAGAACAGCCCAATGCTCGTTACTAGAGGACTTGAACGAGTGCTTGGAGACCTTACCTCGCTCGGGTATGACACGAGATGGACTGTTATGGGAGCTGCCGATGTTGGCGCACCACACCAGCGAGACAGAATCTGGATTGTGGCCCACACCAGCGACCAAGGGTTATGGTCATGCGGCAGAGGGGATGGTAGCCAATTTAAGACAGAAAATAGAGGACGGGATAATCAGCAAGAAAGAAGCGGAACAAATGTTGAGTTTGCCGAAATTGGAGAATCATCGGACTTGGAAAAAGAAATTTCCAACGCCACAAGCATCCGATTGCAGAGACAGGGGCAATTTAAGCAATCCATCAATACAACGCAGGATGGAGATAGGCAAGCAAGTAAATTTGTCAATGTGCGTGAGTGCGACTTCTGGGCAACTGAACCCGATGTGGGTCGAGTGGTTGATGGGGTGGCCGCTAGGGTGGACAGACTTAAAGCCATTGGAAACGGACAAGTTTCAGAAGTGGCAAGACGAGCATGGGAGGTATTAAATGCAGACTAATTGGGAAAAGCTGCCTCTTGGTAAGAAAAAAGTTGAGTTTGTAAAATGGCTCATGCAAAAACATAAAGTGACGCTTGAGGATGCAAAGCTGGCTTGTCACAAAAAATTTTATAAAGAGGAGCAACGCGAGATGCGGCAAGCATATAGGAGGGAAAATGACACCTGAAAACGAAGTGGAACAAGTAATTACGCGGTCTTTGTCTGCGGCTGAGATCATGGATCTAACAGGCCATAACAAGTGGACTTTGTTTCCAATCCTTCACAGGCTAATCCGTGAAAACAAGATCACGAAGAAAAACCTCAGATACGCCCCAACTGGGTATTCCGACAAGCGAATCCGCAACGGCAGAGACCAGTTCTTCTGTGCAGACCCCTTTGGATTGTCAGGACTGCAAAACGCGGGGGATCTTCAACACAAACTGCGGGCCATGCAAACTAAGACTTCTTCTACAGGAGTCATGCAAGGTCTTACGGCAGCAGATGGCAGAAAAGTACGGTGGGCCTGATGGAGATTGGAAAGCCAACAATTGTGGATGTGAAAGAACCTGCGAACGAAGGGCAAATAGGCGGCAATCACTATAAGAAGTTGCAGATCCAGCCCTGGGACTACATACTTGCTAACAATATCGGTTACTGTGAGGGTTCAGCAATAAAGTACCTAAGCAGGTGGCGAAACAAAGGAGGCATACAAGACCTCTACAAAGCCAAGCATTTTATAGACAAGCTCATAGAGCATGAGGAGCAGCGTGTACCGAAACCCTAAGCTACTAAAAGCCGTTGCTTCTCTACCCTGCCAGGAGTGCGGGAAAGAAGGCACACAAGCGGCCCACGCCAACTGGAGTTGGTCAGGCAAGGGTATGGGTATGAAAGCCCACGATATGTACGTTGCGGCCCTGTGTCCTGAGTGCCATTACGCCTTAGACCAGGGCAAGGATATGCAGAAGTGGGAGAGGGAAGAACTCTGGCTGCGGGCGTGGCGCAAAACAATATACGAGCTATTTGAGAGGGGACTTGTGGATGTACGTTCTAAAACATAAATGGACAATGTGCAAAAGATGTGCGGGCAGAATCCGCAAGGTACGAGCAAGAAAATACTGCAACCCTTGTTTTAAGGAAATACATGGCTATGTCCCCGACACAATTATCTCTAAAGTGGTTGAGAGAGCAGGGTTACCTAGCGGAAGTAGTGGAGAAGTGGATTCCAGGCGCGAACATCCGTAAAGACCTCTGGGGATGGTGCGACATCGTAGCCCTTAAAGATGAGGAAACTGTTGCGGTGCAATGTACTTCTTGGGACAACATTTCTAGTAGATGCAAAAAGATTGCGGAATCAGACACAGTAGGCCCAGTAAGAAAAGCTGGCTGGAACATCTGGGTTATAGGCTGGAAGAAGAAAGACAACCGCTGGGTACATAAATTGGTAGACTGTTCTTAGGTATACTGTTTAGATTCGTGGTGTGCTATTCTGAGTGTGCCTCTTCCTCCGAGGCTTCTCCTCCGTCCCTCACAGGGACTTAGCCCGCCACTCGCGGGCTTTTTTTTGGGGATGAGATGAGCAAGAAAGACGAAATACTGAACTGTTGCAGAGACCAAGCCAGGAACGCGGGCGAGATTGCAAGTCTGCTCCAGTTAGACAAGACTGTTGTAAAGATCACTTTACTGTACTGTTTTAAGAGGGGTCTGGTCACCCGAGAGAAGAGGGACAGGCCGTCACAGGTTCGCGGCCCTAAACAAGAGTTCTTCTACCTATGTCAGCAATCGTAATCGCAACCAAAAACAGCAAGTGCCTCCCAGTCTTGGCGGCAAGTATTAGTATGTACCTGCCAGACTTCTTTACAGTCTACATCTCGGGTTCAGGCATGATCCTGCCCAAACACAGGACTATCACAAGTGATAATACTGCCGACAATTTTGGGGATGCTTACAATGCGGTTGTATTACAGGCGTTTGATGACGGACATAAGGACATCCTCGTCTGTAACGATGACGTAGTTCTAACGCCTTATACCTGGCCTACTATGGCTGAAGACCTCAAGATCATCCCCGAGAAGAACCGCTGTTGGGTGGCTGCGCGGTCTGATTATGCGAGAGGCATACAGAACATCAGGTTCAAGCACGAAGGCGATAGAGACGCTTTACGTCATGCCTCAGAGAACAGCATTATAGAGGTGGACGTTATAGCCCCAATCTTTGCGTACATAACAATGGATGCCTGGATAAACTTCCCGCCGATCAATTGGTACTCAGACGACATCCAATGCTACGACCTCCAGCAGACAGGCGGCAAGCACTATATCTCGCGGGCTTATGTCCACCACGTTGGGAGTCAGACTACGGGCCACAAGCCGATGGAGTTAACGCAAGCAAGCATCCCCTGGATACGAGAAAACAGGCCAGAACTCGCGGAACTATGGTTCAAGAGCAGCTGAGGAATTGGGCCTGGTGGCTGGCAGGGTATGTCGGGCCTCCAGTCCAAGATAAAGCTGCAAGCGCGGAAGGAAACTATGTTTCAGACGAAATATGGGACGGACACGATCCCAAATACGAGCCAGACCAGCTTGCGGGCGAGAGGATGGAGGAAATTGTTAGAAACCTGCCTACATTTTCGCGCATGGTTCTTAAAGCCGCCTACGTCCAATATCCTTATCATCTTGAACACTCTATCGCGCAGCGTCTTAAAATCTCCACGGACAGATATAAGTCCGAGCTTAAAAAAGCGCACGAATTGGTTGCTAAATCTTTAAAACTAGACTAGACTTGGGGGTGGGAACCTTTACCCTAAATTTTTAGGAGCCACTATGTACGGTAAGAAGAAAAAGCCCATGCCTGGGAAAAAAGGCAAGAAATGAAGGGCGAGAAGGGCGTTACCGTAATGATCGGTCTGCTTGGCCCAGGTAAAGAGATGGGTAAAGAGGCCGACTCCCTTTTAGAAGACGATTACTCAGAGTGTCCCCTTGCGACTCAAGACGAGATTGTTAACAAGGGTAACAAGCAAAAAGCCATTCTTACCGCGAACTACGGCCCTAAAGAGGACGAGAGGATGTGCGGCAACTGTGAGTATGGAAACAAGTTAAAAGGCTGTGGGCTGCGTAAAAACGAAGTTTTCTGCGAGATTTTTGAGTTTAAGTGCGCGAAAGAAAATGTTTGTGATGCGTGGGACAGCGGCGAAGAAGAAGACTAATGTGGTTGCCAGTCGTGTTCTTTTGCGCGGCTGGGTCTTGTCAATTCTGGTCAGATGACGCTTACACAAGTAAGCAAGAGTGCCTAGAGGCTGTCAGGGTAGTTGTTGAAATCATAGACTCTCATCCTGAAACCAGCACAGCGGGCCAATGTTTTTCTGTTAAAGCGAGGCTTACAAATGCCAAACCTGTCTAAAGCCCAAAATCGTTTTATGCAAGCTGCGGCCTCTAGCCCTGAAATGGCTAAAAAGCTAGGCATCCCTCAGAAGGTAGCCAAAGAGTTTGTAAAAGAAACTAAGAGCATGAAGGGCAAGCCCGAGAGGGTTAAAAAGAAGGCGTGATAATTTACGACAACTTTCTCTCTAACGCGGAGAAGGTTGCTGCGGAGTTTCCTGCCTTTAACTCTGATGCTTGGTTTGAGTACAACAACCCGATAGAGGTTAAAAAGACCTGCAACAACTGGCATCACTTTGGGCCAGAGACTTATAAGACATTTCAGTACCTGCTTTCTAAAGAGTTTACAGAGGGCTTAGAAGATGCTTTCGGTGTGTCTCTTATTCCTGACCTTGGCTTACATGGTGGCGGCTTACACACTCATGCGCGGGGCGGGAAGTTAAATGTTCACCTAGATTACGACATACACCCCAAGTTAGACTTACAGCGGTATGTAAACCTTATCATCTACCTAACACCTGGCTGGAAGCCTGAGTGGGGTGGTGGCCTGGGTATGTGGGAAGACCCTGAGACTCATACAGAGACGGTCTTCTGCAAGTTTAATCGTGCGGTATTGTTTGAGACTAAAGGGCAATGGCATGGGTTACCAGACCCGCTAAAGTGTCCAGAGGGTGTAGCTAGAAACAGCATTGCGGTGTATTACCTAACGGAGCCTGAGGGCGCAACAGACAGGAAGCGGGCGTTATTTGTCCCCTCTGCGGATCAGATAGGCAACCCAGAAATACAATCTTTTTGCGAGGCAAGATCCAGATGAAGAAAGAAGTCTACGAGGAGCCACGCCCCAAGTCACTTGGTAAGCCTAAAGCTCTATCTGCAAACCAGAAGAAGGCGGCTAAGGCTTTCGCAAAGAAGTCGGGTACTGCTTACCCTTCCCTAGTTGCTAACATGGCGGGAGCCAGAGCCAAGAAATGAAGGTCAGAGATGCAGCTAAGTTATTTGAAAAATACGATCAGAGAACTACTCGCAAGATGGCTGAACACAATCGGGCGGGCGGCTCTGTCCGCAAGCCAGTCCGTAGCACCAAAGATGCAAGTTCCGCTGACCAGTTTGACCGTGGCAACTTTGCCTACAGAAAAGCCTCACAAGCGATCACCGCGAGCCATCCACTCCAAAACGATAAGGGCGAACCAACACCTGCGGCACTCCAATTCAAAAGGTGGGGCTTCCCAGTCCCAAAAAACCAAGACGACCTCAGAGAGCTAAAAGCCCTGGGTGCAAGGTTAAAAGAGAGATATAAGCCGCGTGAGTCATAGCTGGCAACTGGATTTTGTAGGGGCGATCAAAAAGTCATACCCCGAGTTCTTCACTAACGCAAAAGTTTTAGAGGTTGGGAGTCTGGATATAAACGGCTCCATCCGTCCTTTTTTTGAGAACTGCGACTACCTCGGGGTTGATCTGGGAGAGGGTCGCGGGGTGGATATGGTTGCAAAAGGGGAGGAATTAGACTTCCCAGATGGCGCGTTTGATACAACCGCAAGCTGCGAGTGTTTTGAACACAACGAAAAGTGGGCAAAAACCTTTCAAAATATGGTCAGAATGACTCGGCCTGGTGGACTGGTTTTCTTCACCTGCGCGACTACGGGACGACCAGAACACGGCACACGCAGGACAACGCCACAGGATGCTCCGTTCTGCGGAGACTATTATAGAAATCTAGTGGCAGAAGACTTTCAAGATTTGCTTGCGGATTTTGCAGAGCATCATTTTTCTACATACATTCACGACTTGAGGTTTGCGGGCATAAAAAATGGCTGAACTACGCGCACCAGAGCAGAATCGTCTTCTAGGTCAGCTAGCAAGAATGCTGCGGACTACAGAGGGCGATATTGCGGCTCCTGAGTTCCTGCCTAAAAGTTTGGATGTGATGGGCTTGGTGCGTCAGCTTATGCTTCCCTCTGCCGAAACAGTAGAGAAACTCTCCTACGGTGATCCGCTGTTTAGGATGCCAACACAAAGCAACATCCCGATTACTGCGGACAGGGAGTACCTAGCAGAGGTCTTGGGCATGGCTCCTGCGGTTCCTGCGGCTTCTAGGGCTACTACAAGGCTTAGTAACGAGGCTGCGGATCAGTTAGTGCGGGCTATTACTAGAAACCCAGAGGCTACCGCACCTGCTGTGTTAGAGGCTGCGGGCCAGATGTTGCCTTTGTCTAGAGCATATAGGCCAACAACCCCGCTAAACCCAGACCCATCTGTGGGAACGAGATTTGAGCGAGAATATGTTGGTGGGCTTGCGGACAAAACGCCAGTCAGAATGGAAGACTTAAAAGACTCTAGTTTAATGATTTTGCCTTGGGACTTGAGTAACAGGAATTACCGCATTACAAGCATCTCTGATGAGCCTCTTGCTGTGCCTTATGTAACTCATGGTGGACAAGATTACGCAAGAGATATTGCCCACATAGCGCAAGGAGTTGGCGGGGCATCAAATCTTGGCATTGCTCAAAAAATTGTAAACAGAGCAAATCAAGCGAGATTAGAGAACTTAGAGGCTGGCGGCTCTGGCAGGGTTGTTCTGCTGCCAAGCACAATGGGGGATTACTCAGAGTTCTTTTCTGTCCAGCCAACAATGACAATGTTTAGCTTTTTAGACGCTACAAAGCCAACTAAAAAAGCAATTCAAGAATTTGATAAGAGCGTAAGAAACTACATTATTCCTGGCGACAAAGAGAAAAAACCAAGGCTAAAAAACTTTAAAGGCATAATGACTGAAGAGGGTCGTATGCAGTTATTGACTGGAGAGGGGCTTGATACAACCCCAGGAAAAGCCAGAACTGCGGTTATGAATAAACTCGCCCTAAAAGCAAATCAAGAGAAGTTTGGGTTTAATATAGAAGACCTATCAGGAGCCATCACAGACGAGGCGTTAGCTGGACTTCCTACTGGCTATGTTGGCAATACGGTTCTTGCGGTTGGTGATGAAGGGATGCACCTAAGGCCGTCTATCAATCCAACTTACAATACTGACTTCACAGCCCAATACTTGGGAAGCCTTGGGCAGAGCGTACCCGTAGAGGCTTTGATGCCAAAAACATTTGATAATATTTTGCAAGAGATGGCTGGCAAAACGGGGTCGCAAAGAGCGATGGCTATTGGCGCACTAGAAAAGCGCAAAAAAGGAATTTCAGAACTTGTTGACCAGCAGGTAATAGATAGTTACTACGATTACCTACAGCAACAACAAAACTTAGGACTGCTTGATTAGGTTAATTTCCGAGTTTAGGGCGGCGATGCACTCTTCTAGTATTCCAGCCCTCTGCTCATCATTGCAGTCAATAAGGTCATCGCTAAATTCAACAACTAGGTCAGACTGGTCATATCGCAAGGTAATTTGTATGTTCATAGTAGTTCTCCTTAACCCAATTGTATAACAGTATCAATAGGTAAACTGTTGTAAACTAGCAACACTACGAACACCCCGTAGAGGATTCGACCAAATGGAACATGAAAATTTAGAGAAATCAAAATCAAGTTGGGGCGGCTCCAGAGCAGGAGCAGGTAGACCACAAGGTGCTACCAATAAGATCCCCAAACAGGTAAAAGAGAACATCGTTGCGGTCTTTGATGAGCTAGGTGGCTTAGAAGAGATGGTGAACTGGGCAAAAGCTGATCCTAAACACCAAACAGAGTTCTACAGGTTCTACAGTAGGCTGGCTCCGATAGAGCAGAAAGTGACAGGCGACCCAGACCAACCCCTTAATATAGGGATTGGATGGATCAAGTAATAACCATTCCTTACAGACCGAGGGAACACCAGCTTGCAATCCATGATGCAGTTGATTCTCACAGATTCGCAGTTGCAGTCTGCCATCGCAGGTTTGGTAAGACAGTTGCGGCAATCAACCAGATTATTAAAGCTGCGGTTTTATGCGGACGGGACAATCCACGCTATGCCGTTGTGTGTCCAACGTACACACAGGCCAAAAGAGTAGCCTGGGACTATGTAACCCAGTACACACAGCCACTAGACCCCAAGGTAAACATAAGTGAACTGCGGGTGGACTTCATGGGTAGGCGAATCTCCTTATACGGTGCAGACAACCCAGACAGTCTCCGAGGTATCTACTTAGACGGTGTTGTTCTGGATGAAGTAGGGGATATGAACCCTAAGATCTGGAACGAAATTCTAAGGCCATCTCTTGCGGATCGTATGGGGTGGGCATTGTTCATTGGGACTCCGAAAGGCCAGAACCACTTTAAGGAACTGCGAGATCGTGCCGAGACAGAGGAAGACTGGGCTTTACTGGAGTTTAAGGCTTCGCAGACTAACATCCTGCCTGAAACCGAGCTTGCGGCTGCAAGAAAAGAGATGGGGGATGACAAGTATTTTCAGGAGTTTGAATGTTCATTCTCCGCTGCGGTCGAGGGTTCTTACTACGGGACGATACTTAACGAACTCGCAGAAGAACGCTTTAAGGAAATCCCAAGAGACGACCTCTGCAAGACCTTTGCGGCCTGGGATCTGGGGATGGGCGACAGTACGGCAATATGGGTTGTCCAAGTCGCGGGCCAAGAGGTCAGAGTTATGGACTACATTGAGAATCATGGGCAGGGCTTAGACTGGTACGTTAGAGAACTCACCCACAGAGATTGGCACAAGGCCACACAGTTACTGCCCCACGATGTACAGGTTAGAGAGTTGACCACAGGCAAGAGCCGATTAGAAGTCTTAAGAGAGGCTGGCTTAGACTGTACTGTAATACCCAGGTTAAACGTAGACGATGGCATCCAGGCGGTGAGAAGGCTCCTGCCTAAGTGTTGGTTCAACCTTCCTGCGGTTAAACAGGGCTTGGATTGCTTGCGGAACTACAGGCGTGAATACGATGAGAAGAGACAGGTTTTCTATGCGCGGCCCTTGCATGATTGGAGCAGTCATGGGTCTGACGCTTTCCGCTATCTTGCTTTGGGCATTGAGACAAACTCTACCTGGGATAAACCCCTAAACATCAAGACAAAATGGATTGTGTAAATGGATGATCTAAAGCTAAAAACAGTAGTCCAGGGCGAGATAGACAATGCGCTTGGCTACATAGAGTCGGAGACGACTGAAGAGCGCAGGAAGGCGATCAATTACTACAATCGTGCTTTCTATGGCAACGAGGTCGAGGGTCGGTCTACGATTGTCACGGGTGAGGTTGCCGAGGCTGTAGACGCTGCGCTTCCTGCCCTGCTGAGAGTCTTTACCCAAGGTGACGATATTGTTCGTGCGGAGCCAGAAGGCCCAGGCGATGAAGAGATTGCCAAGCAGATCACGGCCTACCTAAATTACATTTTCTACAGGGACAACCCTGGCTTTTCCATCCTGAACATTTGGTTCAAAGACGCACTATTACAAAAGAACGGGGTCGTTAAAGTTTACTGGGACGACCAGAAGCAGGTTAACTCGGAAGAGTACGAAGACCTGACAGAGGACGAACTAACCCTGATGCTTGCGGATGAGACCGTAGAAGTGGTCGAGCAAGACAAGCGTAAGGTGGGTGAGGTTCCTGTTCCTCCTACTCCAGAAGAGATGATGGCGGCTCAACAGATGGGCGTTATGCCTGAACCAAGGATGGAGCCAGTCTTTGTCTATGATGTGAAGATCCGCAAGGTTAAGAAGTTCGGTCAGGTCAGGATTGAGAACGTACCTCCCGAGGAGTTCATTATCTCCAAGAAGGCGCGGACAATTAAAGACTCGCCCTTCTGCGCCCACAGGAAGCTCACAACCCGTTCTGAACTGATTGCGATGGGGTTTGATGCAGACGTAGTAGAAGACCTGCCAACTTATGAAGACTTGGAGTACACGCCCGAAAGAGTGGCAAGGTACTCGCAGGGTGAGCAGCCTCTAAATCAGACTTCTGCCATAGATAAGAGCATGGAAGAGGTCGAGGTTTTTGAGTGCTACATTCATGCGGACTATGACGATGACGGGATTGCAGAGCTGCGTAAGGTCGTTTATGCGGGCAACGAGATACTAGAGAACGAAGAGATAGATTACGTCCCCTTCTGTTCTATCTGCCCCATTCCTATGCCGCACAAGTTTTACGGTCACTCGTTAGCTGACAGAACAATGGACTTACAGCTAATCAAATCCACGATTACCCGACAGATCTTAGATAACCTTTACCTGACGAACAACGCCCGAGTCATGGCGGTAGACGGGCAAGTAAACCTAGATGACCTGTTAACAGTTACACCTGGGGGCGTAGTTAGGGTGAAAAGCCCACAAGCGGTACAGCAGTTGTCGGTCTCCCCTGTTGCGGGCCAGTCTTTCCCTATGTTGGAATACTTAGACAGGATTCAAGAAAAGCGCACAGGGATTACGGCAAACTCACAAGGCTTAGACCCTAACATCCTGCAGAACACGACTGCGGCGGCTGTTGCGGCTATGCAGAACGCTGCGGCTGGCAGAGTCGAGTTGGTTGCGCGGACATTTGCAGAAACAGGAGTCCGAGACCTTTTCCTAAACATCCTTCACTTACTTGGTAAGTATCAAGATAAGGCCCGTATTGTGCGTTTACAGGGCAAATATGTATCCGTAGATCCGCGTGAGTGGAAGTCTCAGTACGATGTTTATATCAATGTGGGTCTAGGAACTGGCACAAGAGAGCAGCAGTTAACCATGCTTTCTATGATCCTTCAAAAGCAGGAGGCACTACTTGGCACACCCATTGGTCAAGCGTTGGTTGGCATTGAACAATATAGATCCGTCCTTGGCAGATTTATCGAGAGTGCTGGTTTTGCAGATAGCGCAGAGTTCTTCCGTGAAGTATCTCCTGAGCAACTCCAGCAGATGCAGCAACAGAACGCTCCGCAGACAGACCCACAGGCCCAGGCACTAATAGCTCAGGTTCAGGCCCAGATCCAGTCAGACCAGGCCAGAGCGCAGTCCGAGATAGCAATACAACAGCAGAAGGCTCAGGCAGATATTCAACTCCAGAGGGAGAAGGCTGCGGCCTCCATCCAGCTAGAGCGTGAGAAGGCAGAGGCTAACCTACAGTTGAAGATTGCGGAGTTCCAGGCTGAGGCCCAAATGAAGGCGGCTAAGGTTGGAGCGCAGATAAGCGGCAACGTACAAGTACCTGGGGACTTCCAAATTTGAACAACGCAGAGAGGGCGCAAGCCTACCTAAACGATGAGTTCTTTCAGGGTGTTGTGGAAAAACAACGCTTGTTGTATATTAACAACATTGTTAACAGTAGCGCAGAGGATGTAGAGGGTAGGGAAATGAACTACCTAAAGCTGCGGGTGCTGGATGAGTTTATAGCGTCTTTTCAGACTATTGCGGATGACAAGCTGGTAGAGAAAAGGCGATTTAAGATTTTTTAGTTACTAAGGAGTAGTGAATGGACACCAACCCACAAGGGAGTGCCAAAACGGTTAGCGAAGCAGCAAACGCATTTTTAGGGATGATGGAGCCAGAGGAGGCGAAAGCCCAACCCGAGGTTCAGGAAGAACTAGAGAGCGAAGTTGCGGAAAACGAAGAGTACGAGGAGTCGGAGCAATCTGACGACTATGAAGAAGAGCAAGAGGAACCAACTCCCACCTACAAAGTAAAAGTAGGCAAGGATGAGCTTGATGTTCCTTTGGATGAGCTTCTAAAAGGTTACTCACGAACTGCTGACTACACGCGCAAGACTCAAGAAATAGCAGAGACCCGCAAGATGGTAGAAGCGGACAGGTCTAAGATTGAGGAAGCGGCAAGGCTCCGAGATACCTACGCACAGAGGTTACAGGTGATTGAGCAGATGCTTAATCAAGACGCTGGCGAGGATCTAGCAACGCTGAAAGAGACTGACCCTATCGGTTATGCGGTACGAGTTGCAGAGCAATCAGAGCGCGATAAGCAATTAGGCGCGGTGAGAGCAGAGCAACAACGGCTTGCCCAACAACAACAGGCAGAACAAGGCGAGAGGCTAAAGGCCCACCTTGCTACGGAAGCCCAAAAGTTAGCTGAGGCGATTCCAGAGCTTTCTGACCCTGCGAAGGGCCAAGCAATCCGCACAGACATTAGGAACTATGCACAGAAGTTAGGATTCTCAGAGCAGGAACTGGCTCAGGTCTACGACTCTCGTGCGGTAACAGCACTCTACAAAGCGATGCAATACGACAAACTGGTATCTGGTAAGGGCGGAGCCTCTAAGAAGGTGAACTTAGCCCCAAGGATGCTAAAGCCTGGAACGTCTACGCCTGAAACGCGGACAAGTCAAGAAGTAAAAAACATGAGAGGCCGTCTCAAAAAGTCTGGAAGGGCTAGAGATGCGGCGGCTTTATTTGAACGACTTTTGTAAAAGGAAACAAAAATGAGCGCAACCTATTCCTCGTTTACCGTAATTGGTCAACGTGAAGACCTTAGTGATGTTATTTATGACATCTCCCCCCAAGACACACCCATTATGTCTTCTATCGGCAAGTCGAAAGCTACTGCCGTGTTCCATGAGTGGCAGACTGACTCCCTTGCTGCGGCTACTACCGCCAACGCACAGATAGAAGGTGCTGACGCTACAGATGCAACCGTAACGGCTACAACTCGTATAGGTAATTATACGCAAATTGTGGGTAAGACGATTCGTGTCAGCGGAACAATCGAAGCTGTTGATAAAGCAGGGAAAAAATCTGAAAAAGCCTATCAAATGGCTAAAGCCGCCGCAGAAATAAAGAGGGACATAGAGACTATTATTACCGCCAACCAAGGCCAGTCTGCTGGTGATGCTACAACGGCGCGTGTAATGGGTTCACTCCTGTCGTACATCAAGACCAACAGCTCTGTTAACGGTACGTCCGTTACTGGTGTTGATCCTACAACGATTGGCGTTTCTACCCGTACGGACGGTACGACTCGTACCTTTACCGAGACTCTCCTGAAGGATGTTATTCAGAAGGTGTTCGTTTCTGGTGGTACGCCTACTCTTGCTGTTATGCGTCCTGCGCTTAAGCAGAAGGTTTCTGGCTTTCAAGGAAACTCTGCCTACCGCGTTAACACCGACAACTCGGTTGGTAATGTAACCGTGGTTGCTGGTGCTGACCTGTATCAGTCAGACTTTGGAGTCCTCCAGCTTATTCCTGATCGCTTCATGCGTTCTGCTGATCGTGACGTTCTAATTCTCGATCCTGAGTACGCTGCCCTTGCTTACCTGCGTCCTTTCCAGACGAAAGACTTGGCTGTAAGCGGTGACTCTGAGCGTTCGCAGTTGCTTGCAGAGCTTACGCTGGAAGTTCGTAACGAGGCTGCACACGGTATCGTTGCCGATCTCAACACGAACTAAACTGCTGTAAAATGGGGGGTGGGTAACTGCCCCCCACTTCAAGGAAGTATATGAAACGACTAATGTCGCAAGACCTGGACACCGAAACGGTACAGATTGCACACGATGACGGTGAAGGCGGTCTCTTCCTAGAGACGAAACAAAACATTACGCCTTTTCTAGAGCAGAACAAAAACTCCTACGCTCGTATAGACGAACGAGCCAGATGGGGAGAGTTCACACATATTGCGAGTATTCCCTTTACTGTTATACAACAGTTAAACAAGGAGGGGATACTGAAGGGGTTTCACATAGTCGAGCCTAAGAAACTAAAGGCTTGGTTAAACGACTCTGACAATCGCTTTTTTAGAACTCGACCTGGGAGGATTTAATGCGAGTAGCAATATGTATCCCTTCACGCGGGGATATGCAGATGGGGACGGCGTTTGACCTAGCAACCATGTGTGGCTATGACTCCCGATTCAGGGATGGCGCACAGGCTATTTATACGGTTGCGGGTACGCTGATATTTGACCAACGCAACAAACTAGCAGAAGCCGCGTTAAACGAGGGTGCAGATTACATCCTCTGGGTAGACGCTGATATGCGGTTTCCAAAGCAAACGATAGAGAGGTTGCTGGCTCACGATAAAGATATTGTGGGCGTAAACGCTACCACTCGGAACTACCCTGTAAGCCCTACCGCCAAGCACTTAGAGTGCGACTTTGAGGCAAACGAAAGTACCTGGCTTCCTGTAAACAGCAAGGGAAAGACGGGGCTGGAGAGGGTGGCTGCGATAGGTTGTGGTGTGATGCTCTGCAAGGCAAAGGTCTTTCAGGACACACCTAAGCCTTGGTTCTGGTTTTACAGTCTAAAGAACGGCAAGACTCTGGGCGAGGATGTGCATTTCTGTATTGCGGCACATGACGCTGGATTTGAGACTTGGGTCGATCACGGCCTGAGCAATGAAATAGGACACATAGGCCAGTACACTTACTCATGGCAGGATATAAAAGATGGCTCTGACCAATTACAGCGACCTAAAAACATCAGTCGCAAACTATCTAGGAAGAAGCGACCTAACTAGCGTTATTCCCGACTTTATTACGCTCGCAGAGATTCGTCTTGCTAGGCAGTTACGACTGCGGCAGATGCTTGAAACTGCCACCTTGCCCACCACGGGCGGGACTTCTACGATTACCCTTCCTGCTGACTTCTTGTCCATTCGTGACATCTACATAGACCAAAACCCACGAAGAAGCCTGTCTTATTTATCACCCTCTTCTTTTACCCGTGATGCGAGAGCTGCGGAGTCGGGCCTTCCTGTGTTTTACACCCAGAAGTCTGACGAGATAGAGTTTGCCCCCATTCCTGACACAAACTACTCGGTCAAGATGTTGTATTACGCAAAGCCCGCAGTTTTGTCTGACTCTAACACCACAAATGTGTTTATGACGGTCTGCCCAGATGCGCTTGTATACGGTGCTTTAATAGAGGCAGAGCCTTATCTTATGAACGATGCAAGACTGACTGTGTGGACGCAGTTATACAGCAATGCAGTACAGAGCCTTGCGGAGTCGGATAACACCTCAGAGTACGCTGGTGTTCCCCTTACTATGTCTGTGACCTCACGATGATTAGCAAGGTTACGTTTACCGAGTGGTTGCCTGACCAGCCTGGTGTTGTTGGGGCGTTAACAAATGCTCGCAACGTCTTTCCTAAAGCTGTTGGCTATGGTGCGTTTCCAGAAGAAGAGGACTACTCAGACGCAGCCTCTGAAGACTTAAATAACACAGCCGCAGGGGTCAACTCTAGCGGCGATGTAAAGATATTTGCAAGCGGGGCTACTAAGTTGTTCTTGCTAGACTCCGCAGATTTGTCTTTGAATGATGTTTCGGGTTCTACTTATACAAGTACAGATAGGTGGCGGTTCGTGCAATTTGGCGATTATATGATTGCCGCAAATGGTAAAAACATAGTGCAGTACGCAGATATGGCAACCACAACAATATCGTTTGCCAATCTAGATGCGTCTGCCCCTACATCTAAGTTCGTAACGGTTGTTAGAGATTTTGTAGTAACTGGCAATACAAATACATCGTCTGCTCAGCTGGTGTGGTCTGGGATCAACAATCCTAACACCTGGTCAAACACAGCCGTTACGCAGTCAGACAATCAGATTATTCCTGATGGCGGTGAGATTAAAGGCGTTACTGGTGGTGAGTTTGGGTTGATATTGTTAGAGCGTTCTATTGTTAGGATGTCTTACGTTGGCAGCCCAATCATCTTTCAGTTTGACAACATTGCTAGAAACCTTGGGTGCTTTGAGCCTAACTCGGTGGTGCAATGGCAGGGCATAACCTACTGGCTTGCGGACGATGGCTTCTATGCCTGTAACGGTGAGAGTATCGAAGCTATAGGTGCGGAAAAAGTTAACCGTTATTTTTGGAGTACGGTACGCGATTCTGAGATTGCTGAAATGTCTACAGCCATAGACCCGTTCAGGGCGTTAGTAATGTGGGGCTACCCATCTAACGATGGCGATTATCGAGTTCTTGTATATCACATACCAACAAAGAAGTGGTCATTTGCGGAGACAAACGTAAACCGTATTGCAGACATTACAACCCCTGAAGTGGATCTAGAAGACTTGGATAGTTACTCAGCCTCACTAGACGCTTTAGAAACCTCCCTAGACTCGCGCCAATGGCTTGGCGGGTACTATCTGGTTGCGGGGGTGCGAGGAGCTAAGATCATCTCGTTTACAGGACAAAGCAAGACTGCAAGAATTACATCTGCGGATTTAGAGAGTGGCTCCAATATGTCTATGGTGACGCTTGTTAAGCCTATCGTTGAGAACGGCTCTGCAAGCGTAGCTGTTGACTCTAGGTTTAATCTTAGTGAGGCGGTGAATTTTCCAGTAGAAGCTGCTGCGGATGCGGAAAATAGGGTTGGATTTAGGTCTTTAGGCAGGTATCATAGGGTTCGGGTCATTCCCTCTGGGAATTGGACAACCGCCATCGGATTTGAGGTTGATATTCAGCAAGCAGGGATGCGGTAATGCAGTTTCGTAGGCTACCTACACTCGGCGGCACTCCCAGGCAGATTGCGGAGATCCTAAACAATGCGATGGACGGTAAGACCAATAATACGGGTACGGTTACGTTAGAGACTGGCAACGCAACGTCCACCACGATCAACGATGCTCGTATTTCTGTAGATACAAAAATAGTCCTTCTTCCGTTTAGTTCTGCGGCGTTTGATGACACAGCACCTTACGGTCAGTTTGTGTGTACTGCTGGACAGACTGCCGCATCTGCAAATACAGCCTATGCTTTGGGATACAACACCACAACATTTTCAAGTGGCATTACGGTTGTGGATAGCACAAAGATTACCGTTACAAGCCCAGGAACTTATAACTTTTTGTTCTCGTTCCAGTTAGAGAACACAGACAATGCCCAACACGAAGTAAGCATTTGGAATAAAAAGAACGGTACTGATATTGCGTACTCCAATCGGTTAGTAACGGTTCCAGCCAGAAAAAGCGCATCTATTTATGGTTATTCCGTTGGGTCTGTAAATATAGATCAAGAAATGGATGCGGG